ATCACAATATTATTATGTTGTCAAGTGGTTTATATTATTTGTTGTTACTATTTACTATTCAATTTAGCCTGTACAAACTGCATAACAATATCTACCGCTTTATTCGATTCCTGGTCTGCTACGTCACCCGTTGTCTTCCATCCGCGCGACTTGTGAAATCGCGCCTGCGTGTTATGTCCCTGTACCCATTTCGCATATGATGCGTTGTTGCCAACAATAACTGTCATACCGTTATTTTCTTTCTTGACAGTCCAGCGTTTGCCCAATGTTTCAGACGTTTTACGCCCACCAATACCGCCAGATTTCCTGACATAGCGCGTACCATATCCGCGTTCATACCATCTGCCGGGATAAGGTTTAGGGCTGTTTGCGATTGATGAACCAGGATATTCTCTGAGCACACCTTTCAAATACGTACCAGCTGCAAATATGCCTGATTTGAACACAGGCATGACGTCCAGCTTTTTCGCTATCCGTGCTATGTCCTTGACGTCGATGTAAATACCTGTTTCAGCCATTATCAGACTTTTCCTTTTTTTTATGCTTTATAACAACCGGTACTTTTTTTTTATCAACGACAACAAAGTCTTTTGGATTATATTTTATTATTATTTCACTCATAATATCTCCTGTAATGTTATTTCATAATATCCTAAGAAGTCTTTACTAGGATACCAGTTTTGTGGTGGATTATTCGGCCAGTTAAATTCTGTACCTTCAAAATAGTCATTGCTAAATTCAACACCATTTTCTTTGATGAATCTATTTTTTATAACTCTATATTGTGTATCTTTTCTGATAACAATTTCACTTTCTGCGATTGATTTTCCACCCATAGTGACATTAGTTTGCTCAAATAAATTTATACCAGACCTTTGATCTATTTTCCACAAAACAGACGAATATCTATTGTCACCTTTTGTTATAACAACAAAGTCTTTTACTATGTCTTTTCCATAGGTTGCCGATTGGTCATTAGTTAATTTTATTATAGAATCTGTGTTCCATTGATCTATTGCTCCTGTGTATGGAACGTTCGTTAATCCTCTATAAACTTCTCCGCTGTATGTTGCACCCTTTGACAAGGCACTTTCCCACAATGGCAACGTTCTTTTTGCTTCAATTATTTGTAATTCAGACAATCCAGAAAAATCGCCTGATTGTATTTTTCTTATGTCATAACCGCTGATACCCCAATGGTGAATAGCCTGTTTTTCTGCGTTTGTCAAAGAGTTAACCCAATTATTTTTTATTCTTTCTCTTTCATCAGGGCTCATATTTTCATAAGTAACAAGATTTGTTTGTTCAGCATCCTGCCTCATCCTGAAATCATGTCTTAACCAGCATCTACAACGCACGTGAGCTGGTGGATTCTCCGTCCAGTTGCTACCTCGTGGTTGTTGGTGGCGCGGCGCACAAATCGGACAGGTAATATCATCGCGGTTCGTCAACCAAATATCTATTGACTCCATACCTGGATTATCGGCAATAATCTGATTAACTACGCGTTGTTCACCTTCGGCCGCTGCCCGTGTCACCTCTGTGACTGCTATCATCTCCGCTCGCATAGGGCTGAAGGCACCAGACAATGAACGTTGTAAATCGCCCAATGTGGTAGGATTGCGAAAATATGCATCAATTGAATTACGTAATAAAACGCGTGACCTGTCAGTTAATCCGCGCACAAGATCAAACGTGTATTGACTTGACCACTCAATCGCACTTTGGTTTATAAGTCCCCAATCTACGCCAATGCTTGTTTCATTCAATGCTGTTTCAGCTTGCTGCAAATAGATGTCCTGTAATATCGGCTCAATTGTTGATCGTAGTTGTTCACCGCTACGATCCCAAAACGAAGATGGCACATTAAACACATTTGGAGGATCGCCCAACAGTCCCATCAACTCAGATAATTGACCACGAAGATCCCGTGAAATTGTTCGTGCCAGTAATGCTTCCAGCTTATCGCGATTGACAACATCAGCCATTATGGATACTCCGACCAAACTAAAACATTTGAAAATATATCTGCAATATCCCTCACAGACTGCACGGCTTCCAAAGCTCCTAAGATTGCGCCCTTGATGCTCTCCGGTATGTGTTCGCTCTCAAACTCACACACCGCTCCCTTGCCGTCTTTCAGGCGTTTTGTCGCCTTGCGTTGCCAGCGTTTCAAGTCCTCCTGCATGGGATCATCTTTGTCATCTTGTTTTTCGTCCTGTTTGTCGGTTGATGGTGTTTCTTTTTCCTGTACAGCGTCCTTTTGTAATCTTGCTAGTTGCTCCGCTGATAGTTCAACACCTGCCAGCTCAAAAGATAATTGCATGTCATTTGTGATGGTGTAGTATTTTGTAGCCACATCAGCGCGCTTTGTCTCATATTCCTGAAACATCGCCAATTCGTTGAAGTCCTGTACAGCCACCATGTTTGTTTTGCTGAATAATTGCTCGTTAAGATCGCCCATCAATTGACCCGAACGTGGTATGGTTGTATCCTCGTAAAACTCTACATGATGTGATTTTGCTGTTGCAAAATTGGCAGCGTCTTCTAACATGGTAATTGGCACCTCAAACGACAACGCGGTATTACGTCGTGCCTGCTCATGCAATTCTGGAATGACAAGATCCTTGATTGGTGGTGTCAGGATGGTAGGTGTTATCAACCCTGCCCGAACACCTAACACCGCGAACGCGTTCCCGATGCCAGTGGCTGCCCGTTTGAACCAATTCTCTACGCGCTTGCGCTCATCGTCGCCAACATTTTCCATCGCCAACAGTGTGACAGGTTGCGCCCCGTTCTCGAAGAAGTGTGACGCGAACCGTTGTAGGTATTGAATGAGTTGCACATCGCCCAATGCGTTTTGTGCCATTGATGGACCTGGTAGATAGGGTGATTGCAGGTTGAACTCGTGGAAGTATAACAATTCGTAGATCCCACGTCTTGGAATGTTTACCCATTTTTCACCAGTGCTTGTCTGGTGAAACTTGATTGCGTACCCGTCAGCCGGGGTCTTTTCAACCTTGACGTGCATGTCATACGGATTCAGGTATTCGTAGTCAATGACCTTTGATCCACGCTTGACAGGCGTCCAGTATGCAGCACCAGCGATGCACATTGACATTTCTGTTATCCACATGAACCGCTTGCTGTCCGTCTGAAATTCCCATTTGATCTCTTTTTTGTCATCGTATTTATCATATATACGAATCGGTACCTTACTGATTGCATTGGCGCGCAGTCTTGACGCTCGAAATACTAGAGGAACGAAGTCATAAGCGGATTGTGAATTGCTGACCTTGTCAGGCTCTTTGAACATGTCTCGTAACCATTGATCGTTAATTGTTTTGTATGCTTTCATAAATACTCCTGACTACGCCCCGAATAAAATTACACTTGATTTTCCAACACAGTCCCACGCTAACGCCAACGACATGACACAGTCATCATGTAACCCTTCAGGCGCGTTATAAGAAAATGACCCGGATGGTGTGCGCTTGCTTTCGTATGATAATAACTCACCAATCAATACCGGATCGTTGTAAATCCCTATTTCGCCATGTTCAAACGCTGATTGCATGTTGGTGATGATTGTCTGCTTCGTTGCGTTCGTTGTCGTGAATGGTATGATGTTCATGCGTCTGTTGCGTAGGTGGTCAATCACTCCCTGACCAATACTGTTGGCTTCAATCTTCATCAAGTCCAGATTGAACCGCTTATAAACCGATTCCAGCCTGTCTTCCAGAACATTATAATCCACCCGATTGAATCTGTCTTTATACACCAGGTTCTTCGATTGCATATCCATGACGCTTATCACTGTATAGTCAACAGCTGCAGCCACATCAACACCGGCTATGTATTGCCGTCCTTCGATGGGTTGGTCGATCATCTCTGTTCTGATTGCTTCCTGGACTCGCCGGAAGACCGCACCATCCGATTCTATAAATTCAGCAAGATATTCCTGTCTAAATATGATTTCTGGTAGGTCACGTTTCGCTGCTTCGATTTCAACTT